ATGCTATTAGCTTGTCAAGAAGCTGAAAAACTTATAGAGTTATATATGCCTGAACAATACGAATCACAGAAAAAATTAATAGAAGAAACGACATTACCAAAATACAGGTTTGGAAAGCTATTCACGAGTAGTATATCTAATTATAATATAGCAGCACCCTTCCACCAAGATAGAGGTAATTTAAAGAATACAGTAAACGTAATATTAACTAAAAGAAAAGACACAGAAGGTGGTGCTTTATGTGTTCCAGATTTTAATCATACATTTGAACAAGCTGATAACAGTATTTTAGTATATCCTGCTTGGTATAATATTCACGGAGTAACTAAGATAATTCAACATAACGAAAACGCATACAGAAACAGTTTAATCTTTTACCCACTAAAGGGATTTGATAAATAATATGGACAAAAGTAGACACATAAAAAAGGAATCAATGCTTAAGGCATTAGAAAAAAGTTTAGGAATAGTAACAGTAGCTTGTAAGAAAGCTGATATACCTAGAAGCACATTCTATAAATGGATGAGAGAAGATAAGGATTTTGAAGCTGAGGTAAGAGATATTGAAAATATAGCTTTAGACTTTGCAGAAAGCCATTTACATAAACAGATAAGAGACCACAATAGTACTGCTGCTACAATATTCTATTTAAAAACAAAAGGCAAAAATAGAGGGTATGTAGAACGTCAAGAGATAACAGGAGCAGAGGGTATGCCTACTAACTTTCAAATAAAAATAATTGGAAGAGATAGAGACTAATGTTGTCTATGAACATTTATTAGATAATACTAAAAAAATTGTAGTTGAGCAAGGTGGAACAAGGTCAGGTAAAACTTACAATATTATACTTTGGATTATATTTCAATATTGCACAAACAATAATGGAAAGATAGTTACTATATGCCGAAAAACTTTTCCAAGTTTAAGAGCCACAGTTCTAAGAGATTTTATATCTATATTACAGCAACACAAAGTTTATAGTGAGAAGTTTCATAATAAGTCAAACTCTGAATATCACTTATTTGATAACTTGATTGAGTTTATTTCTTTAGACCAACCACAAAAGATTAGAGGAAGAAAAAGGGATTTATTATTTATCAATGAAGCGAATGAATTATATTTTGAAGATTGGCAACAATTAGTATTTAGAACTCAAGACAAGATAATATTAGACTATAATCCATCAGATGAGTATCATTGGATATATGACAAAGTAATACCTAGAGAAGATTGTGCTTTTTTTAAGACTACTTATTTAGATAATCCATTTGTTGAAGATTCTATTATAAAAGAAATAGAAAGGCTAAAAGACACCGATGAGCAATATTGGGAAGTTTACGGATTAGGAGAAAGGTCAGCTAGTAGAAGCACAATATTTAGTTACGTTGAGGTAAATCAAATACCTGTTGATGCAAACCTAATAGCATACGGAATGGATTTCGGTTACACTAATGACCCCACTACTTTAGTTTCTGTTTATATTGATAATCATAATCTATATATCAAAGAACACCTTTATAGAACGCAAATGACCACTAATGATATAAATACCTTTCTTAAAGAAGAGAAGCTCTTAAACAACCCTATATACGCTGACTCGGCTGAACCTCGGCTCATAGGGGAGTTAAGAAGAATGGGGCATAATATATTTCCTAGTATCAAAGGTAAAGATTCAGTAAACGCAGGTATTGATTTATTAAAGAGATATAAAATACACATACTATCCTCATCAAATAATGCTATTAGTGAATTTAGGAACTATAAGTGGAGGGAAGATAAAACAGGTATGTTGGTTAATATTCCAGAAGATAAGCACAACCACATTATTGACCCCTGTCGTTATGCGACATACTCTATTTTAAGCAGACCCAACTTCGGTAGATATACACTTCATTAAATAAAGTTATTAAATTATTTGTTTATAACGTAAATTAGTTTTATATTTATATCATATTACTAATTAAGGTAATATTTAAAATCCAATAAAATGAGACATTTAGAAAAGTACAAACAAAATTTATCAATCAGGGGAAATCAAGTATGGAGTTATAATACTCACGTTGCTACAATTGAATCAAATGATTTAATACAATTAGGGTATTGGTCACAAACTACACAGAAGCATATCAACTATGTTGCTGATGAGTTAGATTTAATACTTATAAAATAATGGAAAAACTAAGCAAAGCAGCAAAACTAGGAAAGCAATTTAAAAAAGCACAAATTATATTTTTGATTTTATTTCCTACATATTTTATCGTTAGAGTATTAATAAGTTTAATATTTGATATATGAAAACACCAATTAAAAAATTAGATACACGTTGGTTTCTTAATACACAATATAATAATAAAAAAAATGAAGACAGTAAAAATAAAAGAAGAAGATAGCACATATTTATATTGGCTATTAAAAATGGAATCTTCTAAACAAAAAGAAGATAAAAAAGAAATATTAGAAATTGCTAAATTATTTAAGGTATGAATTACGATGATTGGTTAGTAAAACAAGAACACGACTTTAGAGGTTGGAATGACCCAGACTATACTTGCGACCATTGTGAAAAACCAATTCACAAAAAAGGTTATTGTAGTAATAATTGTTTTGAAGCAGATATGATGTAAGTTTCTTGGGTAATCTTACATTTAAAAGGGAGGGCAGAAATGCTCTCCTTTTTTTTTATTACTTTTATGACTATAAAAAACAATTTAAAATACGTTATATATATATGAATACCAAAATACAAATACCGAGTTCTTTAAGCGAAATTACACTAAAACAGTATAAAAAGTTTTTAAAGGTACAGAAGAATGTGAAAGAAGAAAAGTTCTTAAATGCAAAAATGATAGAAATATTTTGCAATATAGCACTAGACAAAGTGATGCTATTAAAACTTAAAGACTCACAGGAAATTATTAGCATACTATCAAATATGTTTAATGAAAAACCAAAACTCGTGACAAGGTTTAAACTCAATAAAGTGGATTATGGATTCCACCCTCAATTAGATGAATTGACTTTAGGGGAATATATTGACTTAGATACTTTTATTGGAGATTGGGAAAATATGGAAAAAGCTATGAATGTCCTTTATAGACCAGTAACTATCAAACTTAAAGACAAATATAATATAGATGATTATAAGTTAGGAACTGAAGTCGCTCTAATAGATATGCCTATGGATGCTGTAATGTCCTCTATTTTTTTTTTGTGGAGTTTAGGTCTAGACTTATCGAAAATTATGACGAACTCTTTGGAGCAGGAGGAGACAGAAATCTTGACTCAGTATCTCAGTTCTCAAGAAAGTGGGGTTGGTATCAATCAATTTATGGACTCGCTCAAGGGGACATTAGAAGGTTTGAAAATATCACTAAATTAAAAATGCACGAGTGCTTTATGATGCTATCATTTATGAAAGAAAAAACAGAACTAGAAGCAAAAGAAATTAAAAAGAAATTTAAATGAGTCAACAAGGTATAAGAGGTTTTTATCAATTAACGGAAACTATCAAAACAGAATTATTGCAAGATGTTAATATCAACACAGTAACCACAGGAGATATTACAGATGTTAATTTAAACAAACAAGATATATTTCCATTAGGACACATTATCATAAATAATGTTATAGACCAAGAAAATGTATTAAGTTTTAATATTAGCGTATTAGCTTGTGATATTGTAAACCAATCTAAAGAACTAACTGTTGATAGATTTACAGGCAACAATGATGTTCAGGACATCTTAAACACTCAATTAGCAGTTTTAAATAGACTTATACAAAGACTAAGGAAAGGCTCTCTATACACAGATATGTATCAATTAGAGGGCAACCCATCTTTACAACCATTTTATGATAGGTTTGAAAATCAATTAGCAGGTTGGACTGCAACTATGGACATATTGATATACAACGATATATACATTTGCTAATGGATAATAAATACCTCAAAGAAGTTTTAAATGCATACGGTAAATCTGTTGTAGAAGAAGCTAAAGAAAACCTAACAAAAGAAAAAAAGGGAAATGGAGCTTTGTTTAATTCTATAAAATACATATTAGAAACAGAAGAAAATTTGTTTTTACTAGACTTTTTAATGGAAGATTATGGTCCTTATGTTGATGAAGGTGTTCAAGGTGCAGACCCAAATTTAGTCAGTAGTAATATTACAGGAAGGGTAGGAATACAAAAAGCCCCATACAGTAGATTTAAATATACATCTAAAAAACCACCATTGGAAATGTTGGTTAATTGGGCAAAAAGCAAAAATGTAAGGTTCAGGGTTAAAAAAGGTCAAAAGGGTGGTGGTCAATTTAAGAAAGGGACTTATCAGCAAATGGGTTTTTGGTTACAAAAAAGCATATACGCACAAGGATTAAAGCCAACTAAATTTTTTACCCAACCATTTGAAAAACAACTGAAAGGATTAGGGGACAAATTGTTTGATGCTTTCGCTTTAGATATAGAAAAAGCAATAATACTAGGACAAAAAAAATAAGAAATGGCAAATATAGCATTAAGAAATCCACAATATAAAAACATAGTTGCAGCAACAGTAGGTTCAACAAACCCTTTATCTGTTAGTTGTAAAATTACAATAGATGGAACTTTAAGGTACACTTTAATAAAAAACAATCCAGTTGTAGGTAGTAATGTTCAATTTGATATATCAGAACTTGTAAGAGATTATTTAAACATAACTTATCAATCAGCTTATGCAATTCAAACAGTTGCAATTACTTCAGTACTTAGCACACATTCATTAACAAATGGAACAGGAAGTGTGCTTTCTACAACTTCTACATCTGATGTAGGGTTTGAAGCTTATGGAACATTTGATGAGGGTGCAAATCCAAGTGTGCCATTTATATCTGTTCAAAGTGCTGAGTTTTTAATTGCTCCTAATTTTTCAGGAAACGCAGATGGAACAGTTCCACCTAAATGGCAAATATATTATCCAACTGGTCAAGAAGGTTATGTTCATTATATGACGGCAACAGGAGTTTTAGCAGTATATAATTTTAATGGAAATGCTACTTTTCAAAGTGGTCAAGGTTCTTTAAAATGTATGATTAAAAGAATAGATTGTACTAAG